TTTCTTTCTTATAGGTTCTACATGTTTTACTTCTATAAAGGTTGTTGCGTTTTCTTGTAACGCACCTTGCAGTTTAGTCAGCTCCTCAAAGATATATCTTGGTAAATCTTCAGGGTTACTTGGTACTGGATTAGGGGTATATTTAGGTGCTTGTGCCATTATCTTTTTTTTCCGTATCTTCTTTTAAATCTTTGTGCTGTTGAACCTTCTTGACCGATAAGTGTCATTTTTTGATTTTTTGGTATCTTTTTTACTGGTATTCCGAATTTAATATCTACTGGAATTTCTTTTATTCCTTTAAGTTTTGCTGTTGCTGCTCTATGTCTACCCTCATGGCCTTCTATTTTTAAACCCTGTTTTGTGTTTACTACTGCAAAAAAAGGAGAAGTTCTTGCATAATCTATTTCTGCTCTACTTTTTCCTGCTTTACCTTTTGCTGTGCCAAAAATAACTCCTGCCATTTCTTTTAATTTTTTTTGTTTTTTAGGTGTATTTAAGTTTACTCTTGAAGATAACTTTAAAAATTGGTCAGGTGTCATAGTGGTAGGTAATGTATAATAACTTTGTTTTCCTGGTTTATTTCCATAATGACCTTTTATAAACGGATTTTTTAAATTTTCTTTTCTTAAAATATCTTTTGATATTTTAGAACTTCCTCCTCTTTGTAAAGTATTAGTTATTCCACTACTAATAGCTTTCCCATATCCTTTTGCTAATTGTTGTCCTATTTTTGTACCAATCAATCCAACAGGTATCATGGTTAATCCAATGTTTGTTAAAGTTTCTTTTGCTTGTTCACTAGCTTTTTGTAATTCTTTTTTTGTAGGTGCGTTGGCTCTACTTCTTGCCATCCCACCTGCTCTAGAACTTTTATCCATTACATCTTTAAGCCATTTTGGAGTTGCCATTATCTCTCTCCTATTACCTCATATTCTAAATCATATCCGTTNAGCTCAAAAGTNCTATCTTCTGTGTGTTGAAATCTTACTGCTATAAATTTACCTGTACTTCTNCAATCTACCTTGTTTTGAGAGTTAGGTGTAAATTCTTGACTAGGTGTAAATGTATATGTGCCGTTAGGACTCATAGAACTTCCTACCGATATAGTACATTTGCCAGTTCCTGCTATCTTAGGTGTAAGTTTTCTTACTTGTTTTACTGTGTTTGTGTTGCCATCTAAGGTTAATCCTTTTCTTTCTATGGTTGTGATGTAGTTTTCACCTGCAAACTGTTGCCCAAAATCTCCACGATACAGTTTAGTATCTGCTACACCTGCCATAAGAATAGACCTTTCTGTTGGGTTATATTGTCTATCTCCCCATGTACCACTATAAGCTGTCCATGTAGCTGATTGTCCTGACCATACAACAGATGTTGCACCAGGGTCTACAATTCCAGGACCAATGTGATAAATATTAGGCAAATCACGAAAAGTAAATGAGTTATTAACATAGTTATAAATTAGTGCTTTATTGCAATATTGTGAACCGATACTAGGATAACACACCCACATCTCAGATTGTTGAACATTATGTGTGCAAAATGTTAAGTTGTAGTAGGCATCATTAATATCATCGAATAGCTGTCTTTTAATTAAATCAGAAGCTACAGACTTTTTAGATACTCCATTGTGTACGATTAAATCACCTTGAGTTACAACAAAATGGTTTCCGTCAAATTCTGCTATACAGTTTCTTGTCAATACACCTGTATCGTTAAATAGTTTTTGGAAACTAAATACAAGGTTTCCACCTATGTATTGGGCTAACCATGTAGAGTTTTCTTTATATATAATAAATGATTGCTTTAGAGCCAAACCATCTACAATAAAATCTGATTCATCACCTATGGTTACAGAACCTGCGTCATTTGTTGCTGATGCTGTCCATGAAGATGGTAATGCAAAGTTTTCTGCTGCATCTCCCCATCTAACTTTGTTAGGAAGTTCTGTAGAACTTTCTGTAAGATTAAGTGCCATTAAATAGTTACCAAAGGCTTTTATTGTCTTACAAGTTGTACTTGCGGGCCAGTTAGCTAAATCGCTAAATGCACTAGCTCCTACTGTAGCTAATACTTGTGGGTCATCTACTCCATTACACAAGATAGGTAGACCATTATAGATAGTTCCTGTCCAATTACCTATTGCTGTTAAATTAGTTGAGTAATCTCCACCTGAAGCCCTTGTAAAATCTGTATGTGTTGAGCTGCCACTTTGTCTGTAAATCTTTGCTGTACCTGCATAATACCAATATACATTTGTACCTGTTGCCCAGTTAATAACAAAATATGGGGCTACTGTTGGTGTCCCAAACACTTGGTCGTGTCCTTTAATTTTTTTAGCTGCGTTATCTGCAAATCTTATGTTAGCTGCTTCTGAATAAAATTCAGGTGGCAATACAGTATTGTTTGTATCTTTTACTAAACCTTTAGGTGCAGGTGCTACAAATGTTGCCATTATGCAGTTCTTCTCCACATATATGCAACTATGTATGGGTTTAAAATACTATGAGCTGAACCACTACCAGTAGCACTTGTTGTTCTAGTAGCTGCGTTGTATTGACCTGCAAAGTTAAGACCTGATATTGATGGTCCACCTGTATTATTTGCAAAAAAATCAGACTCATGTGTATGTGATGGTAACTCAGCTGTAGTTAATGTATGTGTTTTTGCACCACCTGTTTCTTGTAATGCGTCAAAATCACTATCTGCTGCGTTATAACCAACCATCATTCTGCCTGAGCCAAACGCTGTCCATGTTCCAAATCCTAATAAAGTTGCAGGGTTAGTTGTTACTGCTGCATTTATATAAATACTTCCTACAGGATATATGTCTGACATAGTTACAAGTCCACTACCTGCTGATAATGCACCTGTAATAGTTAGATTTCGTATTGCTGTGACATCTTTGTTTGCATCTGCAGTTACGGCTTTTGACGCTTCTACTGTTCCAAGTGTTGTTATATCTACATAGTTAAGTTCTGTAGTGTTTGCCGTTACGCCATCAAGTAAATTTAATTCTGCCTGTGTACTCGTACAAGCACCAGATAAATTTGGGAATGTTGCTTTTACTGTCGATTTGATTAATCTTAAATGGTCATCACCCTCAGATACGGCATCACCTGCTGTAGGGTTTGAGCTGTTAAGACTGTCTATATATGTTCCTGTTTCTAATCCCATTTGTTACCTCTAATATTTTTGTGTTAGTGCTTCGATTTCTGCATCAGTCAAGCCCAATGCTTTTAATTTGTTTGTGCCACTTGTTTTGTCAGTTGCTTTTTGTGTTTCTGCGTCTTTAATTTCTTGTATTTTTGCATTTACATCTGCTTCAGATGGCATTGTTGCACCCTCTTTAATAATCTTAATGTGTTGATATTGCATACGCTCAGAATTAGGAATTTTGTCTCCATTATTATCTTCTTTTTTCCAAGCATACCAATTAGGTTTATCAGTATTAAAAAGATGTAATGCTTCTTGTAAATAATCTCTTTGCATTATGTATCTCCAAGTCTAATAAAACTAACTGAAGTATAATTTTCATCAGTGCTTCCATATACTGTCCCACCTGATTGTAGCGAGAGAACTTGACAGTAAATTTTATCATTAGTTGTGTTTGTTACATCAAGCATACATTGTGAAAAAGCTGATGTATTTGGGTCTGAGCCTTGAGCAGAAGTTAATGCATCTGTTGCACTTGTTGAGCTATTGTAATAATTAGTTTGCCAAATTATGTTATCACCATCATTTGTAGGCGTAAATAAAACTTGTGTTGTAATTAAATAAATACCTGTTTCAGGAAAAGAAAAGTAAGGTGAAGAAAAACTTATACCTGTACCGACTAAACCTGCTACTGAATCATCTGCTCTTTCAAAACCACTAACACCACCTGTGTCTGCTGTTACACTATTATTTAGTCTCCATAAATCTGCTTGTGTTATTCCACCACTAAGTCCTGTCAATGCAGAACCATCTATAGCAGGTAAAGCTGCTGCATCTGTTAAAATGTTCCCTGATACAGCAGGAAAATTAATTGCACGTGTACCTGCTTCAGCAGGAACATCAATAGTTACTTGCCCACTTGTACTTCCTTTAATTACTAATGCCATTAGTCTGCTTCCTCTATTGTGTTACCTGCTGATACCCATTCTTGTATAGCTTGGTAGTCTGTGTTTGCTGTATTGATAGGTATCCAAGCAATACCATCATCTTTTTGTGTTACTTTGACTGTTATATCTTTATCCATACAAGCTATATATTTTGCACTTTTTATATTATCTATATTAATCATAATTCTGTTTCTGCTGTAAAGTGAATGTGATACGATTGATAAGTTGTATTATTAAATGTAAATTGTGCAGCGTAATTTGATGCTTGTGTATTTGAAGGAGCAACATCTGTACTTGGGGTGTTTGGCACTCTTGCACTTGCATTAGCAGCATATGGATTAAAAGTAGTGAGTGTCGGTCCAGTCCTCATATCAACAGGAAAAGCAATACTCCCATGACTGTTAGCTCCTGAATCTGTACCTACTGCAAGTAATAAATTATTAGCACTAACATTTTGTGCAGGAGTTGTTCCTTGTGCAAAAGTTTTAAAGTAATACCTCTGACATCTAGCTAGACTTGTACCTGCATCTTCA